GTCTGCATAAACAGCATCTTGAGTTCTTCTTCAAACGCTCTAGCCTGTTCCAAAGCCATCTCAATCTGGAGGGCAGTCCCCATGTTTGAGCCTTTACCAGACTGCTTGGCTTGAAGCATAGCCTTAGTAGCTACAGACTTAGCGTCAAATAGCTTACCAATCATGGGCGCAAGTGAGCCTAAGTCATTGGCTACCTTACTAGCCTTCTTGACCATGCTGATTGCTGACTGTATGCCAGCTAGTGCGCTCAATGGGTCAATGGGAATCATGCAACCTCTGGCAAGTTGTAATATTTAACTTCACCAGCTTTTCTGGCTGCTATTGCATCATCTAAATTTTTATAACAACCAAGCCACTTATTTTTTTTGTTTACTTTTACATAAACTGTCCATGCTTTTTGCAGTTCAAACCATGACACGCCAATGTGACCACTCTTGTTATGGCTAGGCAATGAAATGTTTTGTGCGTTATCTGTAGTATTTACATCACGCAAATTACAAAGTCTGTTGTCATTTCTAATTCTGTTTTTATGGTCTATGTATTTGTTTGGAAAACTTCCATGCACATAAAGCCACACAAGTCGATGAGCTAAATAAGACTTCCCATGTATTTTGGCAGTGTAATAACCATGACCATTTTTAGCTTTAACTTCTTGCCAAGGTTTAACATTTCGCCCATTGCCATAACGCCAAAGTAGCATCCCACTTTCAGCATCATAGTGAAACAAATTTTTAACTGTATCTTGGTCTATCATTTCTTATCTACCTTTTTCCATTCAATACAGTAGACTTTTCGGTTGTACACATCGCCAACCCAAACCCACTTGACACACCTGTACTCAATAGTTACAGCCAATAAAAACGCTAGTACCATGCCCACAAAATAATGTAGGCACACCAAACAACAGTAATGCAAAACAAGACTGCGGTAGTAAAAGCCACAGCCCAATCGTTCATTTTTTAATCCAAGTTTGCCAGACAGCACCAGCAGCCATGATTAGCGCACCCACCCACAGAATAGGCTTGGCAGCAGAGGCAACCCAACCCAAGACTTTAAAAGCCCCATCCAAGGCATCAATAGCCTCTACAAGACCTTTTGTGTTCTTGTCGATAGTATCTACCTTAGTTTCAACTGCAAGCAGTCTCTCGTAGATTTGGCTGTGGGTTACTTCGTCTGTCATTTAAACACCCATTTGTTTTCGTATCTTGGTTGCTGAGATAGCGTGTGTAGCATCATCAAAAGATTCTTGCTCAATCTTGTAGCCTACATCCCTACCATAGGTGATATTAACAATATTTGGCACAAGTTGTATTTCATATTGCCCTTGATATAAAGGGTCTAAATCACGCTTGATGAAGTTTTTAACTTGAGAAGCAGCAAAGGGGTTAGAGCCGTTCCAACCTTGACAGTCTCTAATCTGAATAACCACTTGACCAGTCTTTGCCAAGGCTCTCTCAAACAACTTACGATGGCCTTCGTGCCAAGGTTGCCATCTGCCCAACATTTGAACAGTCTCTTTTTGCCAATCAAAGACAGGACGTTGGCGGTTATCTAAGATGTGGGCAGCAATGAACTCACCCCACTTTTCAGCCTTTTGTTCGGTAATCCTAAAGTCATACTGCTCTGGCGCAACAAATATCTTATTTGTATCCTCAAACCTACCCTTATCAATGGTATCAACCCATACAGTCCAATCTGCTTTAAAGTTGTTACGCATCTCAACAAGAGGGGCTACAAAGTCACAAATAACATAATCCACATCGTAACTGTCAGCTAAGTCACGCATCCGCAAACTTTGACGAATACGCCCTTCATGGGAAAAATCCCAATCATTAAATTGTTTACGCACATCATCAGCGTTAAGCCACATGACTGTCTTGCAGTTGTTTTGCAAGTGGTCAAGAATGTGCTGTGCAAGATAAGTTTTACCAGCATTAGGTAAACCCATAACTAATATGCGTTTCATCCCTTGACCTTATAAAGTTGTTTGATTGCAAACTCTGGTGCTGGTGTGCGCCAGAACTCCTTGCCATTATACTTTTCCCATACAGATTTAGGAAGAATAGATGGACGCTCTTTCCATGTAACTTCTTTTCTTACTGTATGCAGACTTTTCATGTTTAAGGCTTTGTCATACACTTCGTTGTCATACTCAACATTCTTGAAGTCATGGTTAAAGTAAGGCTTGCCAATAAACCCATAAATCTCACGCATCACACTCTCAGGCTGTTTACATAAAGATTCATATTCCACCAACATAATCATGTCAGGGTTTAACAGTAAACCTTCTTCTAGGAAATAGTAAGGCTTGACCACTTGGCCTTCCTTCTTCACATCCATCAGGGCATCGCACCTTGTGGTGACTGTTTGTCTTGCTTCATCATCTGTTAGTGCCGCACCATACAAAGAATTCTTGGCAGCAATACGCTCAAAACTGTCTAGTATCCAAGGCAAATCACGCACACAGCAGATAATTTTGGTCTGTGGGTACAGGTCTTTCAGCAAAGATGTTTTGGCAGTCCAACCCCTGCTAGTGTCAAATACTGTATTAGGAGTAACTGCTTTGTAGTAAGCATCAAATAAATCTTTTAGTATTTGCTTGCGTCTGTCTTCATCAATCAGGTGATTACTTTCACTTCCAGTAATGACATTGATGGTTGATGCCACCAAGTTCTGTACTGGAGAAGATATATCTGCATAAAACTCAGGGTTTTGACGCAGAATAGCCGAAAGCAGGGTTGAACCTGACCTTGGCAAACCTGAAATGAAGAAAAACTCTTTCATTCTTGAACCTGTGGAATCCAGTTAACTGTGGCTTCATCCCATTGGTAGCGCACATTACCACCATTCATGATGGCATCTGCGGGTCTTGCTACTGGTGCTGCCCATGTCATCGTGTCCAAGTAACCAATCCATGATGGATAAGGCTTACGAGCCTCATGCTCGGCAACTTTGGCTGCATTGAATTCTGCCTCTGTTAAGACTTGCAGAACACCCGCAATGTTTAGGTCAGCGTCTGCATCACAAGTGCCATAGTATCTTGGTGCTCTTAGGTATGTGCCATCAGATGATGTTGGCACAGGCCATGTAGAACTGTCATGCCATAAATGAACCCAACCTTTAATAAAAGGCATAGATGGGCCTGTGCGCTGTGGCTCGGCTGTGCAGACTATTTTAGTTACTGCGTCTACTTCGGTTATGCAAATGTACATTGTGATGCTCCTTATAAAAATTTAAACTGCAACTCTACGAATGGCTCGGACATTATTGGTGTACGCTTTACCAGCTATGTAGACACTGCCAGCACCAAAATCAATTGTATTTGCGCCATATGAGGTAACGTCAGTGCTAGTCCAATAAGTTTGAGCATTAAAGTTTTGAGTTCCTGTGTTTCTAAAGTCTGTAGCTGATGTTTGAGCAGGATTACCACTTGTGTAATTACTACCTCTTGAAGGTACAGCATTTGTATTTGTGCCGAATGAGGTATTGTTAGTTGATGTTGTAGGTTTCAAATTGAAATAACACACTTCCAACTCGTTTTTAGCGGGCAAATACCAATCTGAAAAACTACCAACAACCAAATCATTACAAAAATGTGCCGCAGGATAAACAGTAGAACTGCCATCAGCAACCATATCGGCAGTATTTTGAGGGCCATCAATAACACTATCTGCGCCTGTAGCCGCAGTGTTTGTGTTTTTCCACTTTAGAACGCTTGTGGCAGAAGATAATGGGCCAACAATTATGTAATGCGTAGCTACGCCACTAACCCCAATTTGCCCTGCGTAATATCCACCGCCATAGGCTTGACCGATAACTGTAGGAGGTGCAATATTCCCCGCAGTAGGCCACAGCCCTTGCTTTTTAAATTGCATAGCTTGGTCAAGCGTCCAGACACCTTTTGCAACGCTTGTTTCATATGGCCCATCAGGTAATGTTGGGCTTTTAGTAATAAACCCGCCTATATATTTTTGGCTCATGGGTGTTCCTTAAACTGCTACTCTGCGAACTGCTCTAGTACGCAAAGCATAGGTGCTATCTTTAAATTGACTACCTTGAGTTCCATAATAAAAAGCCTGAACAAATGCAGTATTGCTTGCGCTTTGAGTGCTAGTCCAATAATCATTAAGGTCAAACTTTTGCGTACCAGAACCTTTAAAATCAGCGGCTGATGTTTGTGCAGGGTTACTAGTGGTGTAATTACTTGCCCTTGCTGGTACAGCGTTAGCGTTTATCCCTGACGATGTATTATTATTATTTGTTGTAGGCTTTAGATTGTAATAACACACTTCAAGTTCGTTTTGTGCTGGTAGATACCAATCACTAAACCCACCAATACTTAAGCCTTCACAAAAATAGGCGGCTGTATGCGTGACATCATTCATTGAACTGCTATTTGATGGCCCATCAATAACTGAAACCGCCCCTGCATCATTTGTTCTTACAAGTTTGAACGCTTGAGATGATGCTTGCGCTGTAGCTTTAGGCCCAATGACTAAGTTGTAATCAGCTACACCATTGCCAGCAGTTGATATTTGACCAGCAAAGTAGCCACCTTGATAGGCTTGTCCAATTACAAGTGGTATCCCTGTCCAATTTCCAGCAGCTAACGCTTGTAATTGTTGTGGAAGTGTCCATACTCCACTAGCAGCACTAATAGAGGTTGTAGGAGCAGTAGCGGAAATAACACCGCCTTTGTAACGCATGGACATGGGAAGTCCTTATGTAATTTCTTCAAAAGAAATCGTAGCAACTAAGTCACCAGCCGCACTAGCAAGCGCACCGATAGATTGATTCTCTAGTAGATAGAACGCTGTCGTTTTATCACTCACAATCAATGTTGCATCTGATGGGACAGAGATAGTAGAAGCAATAGCTGTAGCCGTTCCACCTAAAGCTGCCGCTGAATAAATATTGATTGTTACATCAGCCGCTGATGTGCCATCAATGTTTGCAATTAAGATTGAGTTAATCTTGAATACTTTGTTGCTTGATGCCGCATTTGAAGCAAGTTGTGTTGCACTTGTACCGACAGCAACAGATAAAGTATTACCAAGAATACTTGTGACGTTTACGATATTAGGATTTGCCATAATATTTCCTTAAAAACCAAAAATCATTGCCATAGCAATAGCTTTACCTGTTGAAACACCAGCAGTACCCCAAGTAGGTGCTGCCCCAGAACCACCAGAAATTAGTGCTTGACCTGCTGTGCCAGCAGAACCCGCCACCAATAATCCAGTAGTGATGTTTGGTGTAGTCAATACTGGTGCAGTAAGAGTCTTGTTTGTCAGGGTTTCTGTACCTGTCAAAGTAGCAAAGCCACCTGCCGTGAAAGCAGCGTTAGTCCATGTTGAGCCTGTCCACACAAACAAATTGCTAGTGGATGTATTCCAGTACAAAGCACCTGTGAGCAAAGCGTTTCCGTCATTGTCTACAGTAGGTGCAGAACTCTTAGAACCTAAATATCGGTCATCAAACTCGTCATAAGTGTTAGAAGCACTGGTAGCACTAGCAGCAGCATTTGTTGCGCTTGTAGATGCGTTTCCTGCGCTTGTAGAGGCATTGGATGCACTCGTTGAAGCGTTGGATGCTGAAGTCGCAGCAGCAGCAGCACTTGTAGCAGCAGATGTTGCACTACCTAAGATGCCATCAACATAAGTCTTAGTGGTAGCGTCTTGGTTATTGGTAGGGTCACCCAATCCAGTAATCTTAGACGTACCCATCGCAATAGCACCACTCATCGTGCCACCAGTAGTCGATAACTTAGCACTCAAAGAAGTATCAACTTCAGTCTTTGTGTAAGCATCTGTGATACCGAAACCAGAGATAGTCGTTGGATTCGTACCTGCTGTAATGCGTCCAAATGTGTCAACAGTTACAGACTTGTATGTACTAGCAGTAACGCCAGTTGTGGCTAAGTCAATCTCATCAGCACCAACAACAATTCGTGCGCTTGATGCCGTGTTCACGTTAAGCGTGTTGCCTGTCTTGCTCATGCCAGTACCAGCAACAACTTGACCTGCACCTGAGAATTGAGTAAAGGTAATTGGTGTAGTGCCTAAAGTACCGCTTGATGCAATAGTACAGATAAAGCCACTATTAGCGTTTACTGTACCGCCTTCAACAAAGGTATAAGCAGCAACCAACTCAGCATAAGTATCAGCGTCTGTTGTTCTAGTCCATGAACCAGAAGCACACAAGTAAATACCATTGTTGGTAGTTGTGGTCTGGTCTTTAACCAATACTCGGTCACCTGCAATAACAGATATGCCATCAATGGTTTGTGCGCCAGACAAAGTAATGTTAGCTGTTGTAGCCGCAACCACAGACGCTTTAGCATCAATACCTTGGGCTAGTGCATCTACATAAGACTTTGTTACCGCATCAGCATCAGCCGTAGGAGTACCAAGACCAGTAATCTTGTTTGTACCCATAGCGATAGCACCAGACATAGTGCCACCAGACAGATTCAGCTTCAAAGCATCTGCTGTGTCTACATAGCCTTTGGTAGCCGCATCTGTTGAATTAGTAGGTGTAGCAAGACCAGTAATCGTTCCTACTGTCCCAGAACTCATATCCAATGTGCCATCAATCGTGACATTATTGAAAGTTGAAGTTCCTGTGGCTGTAGTTACGTTGCCAGAAACATTGCCTGTCAAGTTACCTGTTACATTGCCTGTTACAGCACCTGTATGCGTACCAGTAGTGTTACCAGTTACATTACCTGTTAAACCGCCTACAAAGCCTGTAGAGGCAGTTACTGTAGTTCCTGTGATAGCTTGGGCAGATGAGCCACCAATCACAGCACCATTGATAGTTCCACCAGTAATAGTGGCAGATGATGATGTAAGTGGGCCTGACAAACCAGCCGTAGCCGTTAAAGTACCTGTCAGAGTGGATGTGCCAGTAACCGCCAAGTTACCACCCACAGTTACATTGTCACCAGCCGTACCTGCTTGGTAGTCTTTCAACTGAGCCATTAACTGACGGATAGCGTTATTGACCAAACTTGGGGCCATACCCTCCGCTAAGTTAATACTGTTAATGTCAGTATTGTTACTAGCAGTTGCGCTGTATTCTGAAATCTTGGTCTTTGCCATTTTTTAATCCTTTGGCTGATTTGCCTGATATAACAAATTGAACATTGTTGGATAGTCTATGTCTGGCATCCTGTTCTGTACGTCAAGTAAACCTTTAGCAACACGACCTGCACCAAAAGCAGCTTCACCCATCAAACGAGGAGAAGATGCAGCACCATACGCTAATGTTGCTGGCAATCCACCGAGACTAAAAGCACCAAAACTTGTTGGAATACTTGTAGCACCTTGGATGCCACGAGGCGCAAGTTGATTTAATGTTTGACCTGCTAATGCTGGCATCAATTGACGACCACCAGCAACTTCCAATTCTTCTGCCAAACGCAAACGCTGACCATAGTTTGTATTTACATTGTTACGCATCAAAGACTGTAGCTTACGCATTGCTGTATCTACAGATGCCTTCTTACCTAAAGACAACGCTCTTTCAATTTCTTTAATTTGCTCACTAGCATCAGCATAAGCCTTCATTGTTTTAGCGTATGTTGGTGCTTGCTTGTTAATTTCATTCTTAACAGAGTTATACACATCGCCAACAACCATTCGTTGCTGAGTGGATTCAAATGGAATACTCTCTAAAGTCTCGCCAATGCTTTGTTTTAAAGCATCCAAACCCTCTGGTGTATGAAAGTCAGCAGGATTTAAAGATTTCCAATCTGCAACTTTAGCCTCAACTTCAGCTAACTTTTGAGCAGCAGCCTCATTTTTAATTTTGCCCTTAAAGACAACTTTAGATTGAGCATCAGCAATGGCTTTATCGATTCCTGTGAAATCAAGAACAGATTTATCGCCTTTGATATTTTGCATATTTACACGATATGCTTGTTGACGCTGGCGACCTAATTCTGCAAGGTTTTGTTTAGCAGCATCAAGAACAGCAGTTTGCTCTACAGTTCCACGCATATTTGCTTTAAGTGCTTCAGCAGCTTCACCACCAGCCAAACCTGCCTTATATGCTTGCTCAATAGCTTGACCACCAACACCAGTAGTTAATCCAAGTGCTTGTTTAGCAGCCATGCCACCTAATTCAACCGCTTTGCCTCCAGCTTTCGCTGATAACAATAATGGGTCAATAGACCGAGCAGCAGTAGTTAATGCAGGTGCTGCCCTAGTTGGCAACATAGAACCGCCAGTAAGCACAGTAGATAAGTCTGCCATTACACCAGCAGGGTCTGTAGCTAATGCCTTCTTTGCGCCTTCTACACTACCATATCGTTGAACATAATACTGACCAACTTTAGATGCTAAATCTCGGCTTGCTCTGTCTTCGCCTACCGCTTGAACAAGTCGCTCTGGCAATGCGCTTTGTAATATGCCAGCACCAAGGTCTAAAACTGCTTTAGCTGTTTGTACTGGATTTGTAACAGCTTGATAAATATCGCCTACCATGCTTCCTAAAGAACTAGGAAAATTTGTAACCGCACCAATTGCAACATCGCCAGCAGATAATTTCTTAGGCTCATTTTTAGATTGAGCAAGCGCATATTGATATGCTTGTGCATCAGTCAATTCTTTGTCAGAAGTGACTTCGTATGTGCCTTTGCCTTCAATTGTTACTTCATAGGTAGCCATAGTTATTTCTTTTTAACAGTAACACCAGCAGGTAATCCAGAAGAATCTACTACTGTTGGTGTTGTTGGCAATTGATAATATTCTGCTAGTGGTGCAAGGTCTTTATTTTTGCTCAGTCGCTTCAAGTTTGTTTCGTGAATCTGAATCTTGTAATTTGATGTTTTCTCTAAAGCATTAAGCAAAGTTGATACTTCTTTTGCTGTCATGTTCATCAAGTCGCCACCAGACGCTCTCTTAATCAATGCACGTTCATTTTCGGTAATTGCGCCTTGACCCTTCATTGCTTCAGCAGCACTTAATTCAAGACCTGCAAGTTGTTGCATTGCAACTGCTGTGTTTTGTAGCTTTTCAGCATTTGTAGCACCGCCAATGCCAAGTGCATCAGCAACCCTTGATGCTTGAACCTGTGCGCTACCAAGAGTTCCTGAGAATAATTTATCACCAGAAATCAATGGTTTGAGTGTCTGGATACGACTCAACGTGCTTACTGCACCTTGTGCCGCCTGATAACCAGACGTAACAGCTTCAGCAACACCTTTACCAAACTCAGACTGGAATGACTTATCACCAACAGCAATGTTAGTTGCACCAGCACGTTTAAGGGCTGTCTGATAGTCTAAGAAAGAGCCTTGATAACCTTGGCTAACAGCTAAGTTGTAACCTTGAATATCAGCAGGGCTTGCTTTTTCTTTTGGTGCGCCTTCAGCAACAGTCTCAACTTTTCCAGTAACAGGATTTACACGGATAAGTTTTGCACCTTCAGCCAATGAAGTAGTTTCACCACCCATTGCTTTCTGAGATGCAATCAATTCATTCAAGGTTTTGCGTCCTGCTTCAGAACTCATCAACTGAGGAATTGCTTTTTGCAAATCAAAGCCACCAGCAGTCATGCCCTCGCCTACTCGCTGACCCATTATGTCCTCACCATAAATCTCTTGAGGCTTGGTTACAGCACCTTGGATAACACCTTGAATTCGTTGTTGTTCAGCCAATGCTTGTTGCTCTAGCTTACGCTTACGAATCATGTCAGCCAATTGGACATTCTGTAACTGGCTTTGCAATGTGTCTTGCATACCACCTTTGTAGGCTTGCTGACCACGCTGTAAGCCTTCAACAATAGACTGACCAGTATTCCCACCTTGGAATAGTCTGCCAGCTAATGCGTAGAGTGCTTGTGCTTGTGCGTCTTCACGATTACGAGCAATGTCAGCTTGTGACATACCGAGCAGACCCATTGTGTCTGCACCGCTAGTCCCAAAAATGTCTAATAGTCCAGCCATAATTTAATCCCACCAGTTAGTGCCAAGAGCAGGGTAATTAGTATCAATAGTTCCCATGCTTGTGTTTGTTGGTGAAGAACCAAATGGGTTTAACCAACTTAGATTAGGAGAACCTAGATTCTTGTAAACACCAGCCGCAGTCGCAGCAGTACCCAATACCTTTTGTAATGTAGAAGTATCAGCAGAACCAGCCGCAGTCGTAGAGCCAACTCGTCCTAATGGGCTGCCATATACCAATGACATATAGTTTTGCAAGTTCTGTTGTGGCTGGTTTTGCAAGAAGTTAAAACGCTGAATATCTGCGCCTAATTGCTGACCTGTGTAGCCTTCACGCAACTGACCAGCTTGCAATAACTGGTTAATGTCTTGGTAATCAGCTTGAGCCAACTGAGGGGCCATGCCAATGGCTTGTTGCTGACGCTGACGCTCTTGCTCATAGTTCTGGTAAGCAAGTTGACCTGCTGTGTTAGTCAATGCTTGTGCATACTGACCTGTAGCCCTATCTTGCAAGTTACCCATAGCACCAGAGCCATAACGCCCTGCTAGACTAGCTTTAGAGCCAATGTCGCCTAGTGTTTGCTGATATTGAGTTTGAGCCGCTTGTGCTGCTGGCGCAAATGCACCTTGAAAGAAAGGGTTTCCACCTAGATAAGCACCACCCAAAGTTCCCTGCACTTGTTGTTGAGCAAGTCCAGTTAAAGGATTGCCAGCCAAAGCACGAGTCTCTAGGGCTTGAATACCAGCTTGTGTAGTTTGTGAGGGTGCTACAAAGGTTTCGCCTGTGTAGTATTGTGGGCCACCGCCCTGATACAGACCAGATGCCTGTTGCAAACCATACGTTAAATATGGAAGAATTGCAGGGTCAACAGTTTGAGTGGTAGTAGTAGCCATCTTTTACTCCTAGAGTTTCGGATTCCAAGATGGGTCATCCACGGAATCCATTATACATAAATTATTAAAATCAACCAATAATTGCATACCGATATGTCTTATTAGCAGTCGAATTGGCAAAGTGGGTAATCGTAGCCGTACCCTGTCCTTGGGAACTTGCGTAGATATTTGTCAACGCTGACGGAGAAATATAGTTCATCGTAGTAATCAAGGACGCTGTAGATGGGTAATTTGTTCCAGCAGCATAGGCTTGAAGACTTACCAAGGTGTTATCAGTCTCCCACCATAACTCGACATAATCATTTGCGTTTAGGCTTAAATAATAATTCCATCCAACTAAACCACGACCATCAACTGAGCCATGTTTACTAGCTATCGCAAAGAATCCTGTTGAGCCAGTAAGATTAGTTCCGTTAATTTTTAGCCAAACCCTAACGTCATGGTCTTGTGAGTCCGTATTTTCAAACTGACCAGACCATTGAAAGTTATAAATTCCTGTGTTTTTGACGTTCATCCTAGAACTGTTGCTTAGAGTTATCCCATTGGAATAATCGGTAGTGTCCAACGTCATTGCATAAGCAGTATTTGCTGTGGCAACAGTTTGGTCAACAAGGCTCTGAAACGCCCCATAAGGCATATAGTCAGCATTAGCAGCAGCAGAGGCAGGGGCAAACAAGATTACGCTGTCTGGGCCTATCCTTCGGTCTGTCAAAGTGGTAGTTAAAGCACCACCAGTTGCCAGAGTCAAAGTTCCTGTGTTATTGGTCTTTCCGTCCATGATGCCACGGACAACTTCAGAAACAGCCCTCTGGTCACCACCAAAAGCAGGTAGGCTTCTGAACATCAGCGCACACCCTGACCAGTTACGTCAACATCAATAGCCACCGCATTAGTCCAGTTACCAGTAGGGACTAACTGAATCCTGTGGTATCTACCAGAACTACGCAAAGAAACCCTGTTTTCTGAGTCAGCAGCCACAGGAGTCCCAAAGGTTACATCTTGGCTTAACAGTTGCCTAGAAGCTACAGCAATGGTTGCTGAACCGCTATCAACCTGTGGACGAGCCAAAGTAACTACTGATTGACCACCTAAATCAATGTCACCAGTAGCAATCTGACCAACTGCGCTAGAGCCTGTGTAGGTAAAAACCTTTGCGCCTAGCGTACCGCCAAGGAAGTATTTGCCACCAACATAAAGACGAGAATCAAGGCTTGTAGTCAATGCGTCAATAGATGCGTTAATGCTATCAAGTTGTTCAAGCGTTACAGTAGTCGATGATGCCTCAGACAAATAGTCTGTTCCTGCATCCGCATAAGTCCACTTCTTTGTAGCAAAGTTGTAAATGATTAGTTTACGATTCCCATCTGTAGCTACATAGTTCCAAATCACAAGTTTGCGAATAGGGTCAACAGCAGAAGACATAGAGTTATAGTCAGATTCTGATGCGTCATCAATAAAGAATCGGTCAACCTTCTCACTTCCGATTGATATAACTTGCTGACCATCACACATATAGAAGCCATCATCCGATAGGAAGAATGTTATGCCTTGGTACTGAGCAATAGAACCTGCAACCATACATCCCTTGTTACGAGAGATGTTGTCAAACTGGAATATGAAAGGTGTTCCAACATAGGTCATTCGGCTAATGGCTCTTTCTAAGAACACCAAGCCAAACTCACCACCACGGATTCCTACAATCTGTCCACCATCAGGAATGTCCTGATAATCAGACTGAGTGTTTACATTCTCTGTCCAATCTGTCTCATCGTTAATTGCAGACCAGCGAACACGATACTGTTGCTGTGTTGTCTCTAGCGTATTAGCGCAAACAACAAAATCACGCACCACAGTAATGTATTTAGCTATCGGTGCAGATGCAGATAAATTAGCAAACGATGTAGAAGTTCCTAGCGTCCATCCTTGCAAAACATCAGCATTATTAGTAGTGATTACTCTTTTACCAAACTGAGTAAAGCGCACCTTATCGTCAATGCCAGTTGTCATTCCTGTTTTAACTTGCGTCAATACACCTACGCCACTTACTGTATAAATCTTAGATGCGCCAGAAGTAAACAACTGAGTCGTAGAGTCTGGATTCTTGGCAGCGTACAAAGACACTAAGTCTTCAGCAGCAGTTCCAGAGAACGCTACAGCCGTAGGAAATGGGCCGTAACCAACAGCTTGAGAAACTACATTTTTAGCGTTAGTCAATGCGCCAGTAATACCTGATTGGTCAGGCATCCACTCACCTAGTTGTACTCTTTGTGTAGGCATATCAGATGTATGTTGTTTGCATTGCCAAAGGAACGCCAGAGAATTGACCCTTCTCGTCAGAACGAGTCAACGAACCCATAGCCCTATCAAACATACTTCCCCATGTATTGATTCGAGCATCGTTCATCAAGTAAGGCTCGGCCTCAATCAAAGCACCATACAAGAGCAAATCAGGACAAACAGTCAAGAATGTATTGCTTGTGTTTGATGTACTCAAGAAAGGAGGCGCAGCAGAATAAACCAAACTCAATGTGTAAGCAAAATCAGGAATAGGTGCTAACTTAAATGTGCTTGCCAAGACTGTGTAATCTAATGGCTTACCTGCATCCATGCTTCGTGAGTTACGAGAAAACAAAGAGGGAGATTCGTAGTTCAATGGAAATACAGGATTACCTGCAACCACAAAATCTTTTACTTCCAAGAAGTCAGATGGGATATTAACTGTAGCAGTCCCAGATGTGCAGGTTAGAGATGTAGAAGTCAACATCTGACGAATACGCAAGTCTCTGCGTAAGCGTACTTCTGCCAAACGGATAAAGTCTGGAATTTGAGTCGTTAGGTCTGAACGAGCCAAGTATTCTGCAATAGTTGTCTGTAGTTCAGCATAGGTAGTAAAACTCATACAACTCCTGTTCTAGTGCGCCATGCACGATTCATTGGGTCATTTAACCAAGCAGCAAAACGCTTCTCATCAAGAACAGCAAAGCCACGCATGATTCCCTGTTTATTCAAGTCATCAATGACTGTCATTGGAATAGATGCAACCTTATTACCAAACAATTGGTCAGACCATCTTGCTCTCTCGTCATACGAGTTATATTCTTTTTTATTCTGCTCAACAATATCAGACACATCTTGACGAGTCTGAATAATGATACCGCCATCACCATCAGCGTGAACAGCAGTTTGTCTAAAGTTGTTAGGGTTTTGCATAGCCTAATTCTATCAGTTTGAGTAGAAAAGAAAATGCCCCAGAGGTTTAAGTCTGAGGCATTTTTGGGGTTACCTTAAATTAAGGTGTCAAGTCAGCAATGATGCCGTGTGCAGCTTGGTTGCGAACTTCCAAGGTGTACTCAGCCAACAACTGTGTGGATTCGTTGTCACCAGTTACAGCCAACTCATTGGTCTGGAAAGGACGCAAGTAAGCCACAGCAGCCATGTCAGGGTCAAGCACAAATGCTGTCTCATTACATGAGTTAGTAGAAGTCATGAACCTGTTGGGAACAATTGAGATTGCACCGAAATCTGACAGGTAAACGTCTGCTGCGCTGACGATAGTTGTAGGCGTATTGCTTGGGGCCATGAAACGCTGTGCAGCAATACCTGTGAAAGCAGAAACCAACTGCTTGTGAGCAGGGTTAACCATCAACACTTTAGGATTACCACCAGAGGCGTACACGCTACGAACAACAGTTTGCAACAAGGCTTCTGTGAAAGTGCGGTTAGTACCATCTGTACGAGCAGTTGTTCCCAAGTTACCAGCAACACCAGAAGTACCGCCAGAGTAGTTGGTATTCAACCATGCTTGCAGACCACCCAATTTACGAGCAGTAGAAGAATCACCATTGGCAGCAACTTGGTTGCTCAACAGGGTTGTTTCCATGTCACGCTTAATTTCGCTAGATGCTTTAGCCAACTGATAAGCCTTTTCAGACTTACGACCAGCTTTGTCAACTGACTGCAAAGTGCCAGAAATCTTGATAGTCTTCTGTGCAATCTGAGTGCGGTTGCCCACACGAGTTGTTGGAGACATAGTAGCGTCAGATGCTGTTGCACCCTCAACTGTGAAGTTATCCAAAGTTGCAGCAGCCAAGCTGTCAGTCTGCCACTCGTGCAGAACAGCAGTAGCCTTTGTCTTACCAATGGAAGACATAAAGGGTGTGTCTGTAGGTGAAATCGAATAGATAACATCTGAGAGGTCTTCACGCATACCGATTGCGGTATATGTTTGATAGGTAGCCATAATTTAATACTCCAAAATTTAAAAGAATCGTTCAAATGCTTTAGCTGCGTCTGCGACTTTTCCTGTCTCACGCAACCTCTGCATAACCTGTTTATCCTGTGAAGACCTAGCTTGAGGAACTGAAGTACCAGAACGCATCATCTTAGGGGCAGACTGGAGTTTTTTGTTCAACTCTGGTTTGCTCTTTTGAAGTTGCTCATACTTCATTGCCTTATACAAGGTCTGCACAGCACGACTGTCATACACGGAACTAAGTTCTTGGTCAGTCCATCCAACAGACTTCGCATAGTCACGGATTTGTTTCCGTACCGCATCACCCTGTGGTGTCGCTAACTCAGGAATCAGACTAACTAGCTTCTCAGATTCTGAACGTAAGTGCGCTTGCAGTTGGGATTGTTGCTCTGCTTGTTGCTGTTGGGCAATTCGTTGCTGTTCATTCCTGACTACTGCTAACTGCTTCTCACGCTGGCTCTGTTCAGCTACCGCTACCGCATAACCGATAGGGTCTGTTTCCTTTAGAACTTCTAAGTCCACACCCTGATGTTGCTGCGTAAGGAAGCTATCCAACGCTTGCAACTTCTGGGCGTATGCCAATCGCTCTTGTTTAACATACTCTAAGTGACTACGTTCAGCTTCAATTGCCTTACGTTGTTCAGCTAGAGCCTGAGACTTTTTAGTGTAGTCCGTACCTTGTTGATAACCCTTAATAAGTTCGTCTAGTTCTACTTCGACTTCCTCACCAGATGCCTTGACTTTATATCTAGGCTTTGGCTGTTCCTCGGATTCCTCCTCAGAATATTCAACTTCGTCAGTCTCTTGAAGTTCCTCTGGTTGACCTTCGGCTTGGCTGTTGTCAGCTTCCTCAGAATCACCCATCAAACCTTCAAACGCTGAAGCGGCTTGGTTTACATCTAGGCTTTCACTCCCATTAGGGTTGGTGTTTTCCATTTGTCATCTCAATAATCGCCAGAAACCTTCTGGACGGAGGGTAGCTTTTAGGCTACAGAATTTTCCACTTCTTCTCTTTAATCACAGTTTCCGAGGCCAAGCCTTCTA